AAGAGCGTCCAAGCTTTTGCCTGTTTTCAAGAACAGTCGTGAGTCCATCATCCATATGAACTGCTTCAAGTTGCAAAAGCATTTTAATAGCATCAGATGCCATTGATTGATTATCTGGGTCATAGAACTGGCCATTTGCTGTTTTCAGATAATCTTTATCTTTTTGCGTCAAATTAGCTTCAACAATATCAGCTTTATATGTACAGTACCATTTTTTTAATTGAGCAACTGAATTTGGATTTTCAAGTCCTGTAATTTCTTTTGATTGTTTTAACAATAAATCTGTGTAAATCTCATCTACGGCAATAGCCGATTGGGCTAACTCCATATCGACCAAAATACCTCTGTCATTAATTGTTTGGTCTAATATATACATTGACCTCTCAAATTCAGGAATTTCGTATTTTGCAAGAAGATTGTATATCTCACGTTCTGAAAGAACATCATACTTGTTATATTCTTTGTACATCTCCCACTTTTCAGGAGCATCCCAAGGATAATTACGTGTTCTAAAGCCATTAATTTTAGTTGGCTTACAAGGGCATGAAAAATACTTAATAAGAGCTTTACCAGTATCAAGTTTCTTATCTTTCAAATCGAGAACTTTTGAAACTTGGTCCAATCCGAGAGGCAGACCACAATAAGCTGACTTTACAAGCGTGCAATACCAGTTCTCAACTGGAATATCATAGCCTATTCGTTTAAAAGCTGTGCGCTCAAATACAGCATTGTGTGCATGCTTTTTAACATTATCATCAAACAATGCATCAACAAAATCTTCAGGTAGCTCCTCACCTTGAGCAAGGTCAACTACTACAACGTCCTCATCGTCAAAAGCATAACCAACAATAAGTATTTCAAAATCTGGCGATTCTATATACTTATATGAGCCACACGTCTTAATATCGACTGATGAGAATGTCTCAATATCGATAAACAAATCAGTGCGCTTCATTTCTGTGTGGCCTTTGTTATATATAAAGAATTGTCATTATTTTCATGCTTGCTTTTATAATTCTCGCATTCAGTTTTTGTACCAACAAATACTACTGCATCAGCAAGCATGCTAAAAACATTAAATTTTTCTTCCATAATTCTGCTAATTAAAAGGTATTATTAAATAAGTCGTGGGCCTTGCGAGAATCGAACTCACTCTAAGCAACTTTGGCAAATTTGGAACAGAAAGCAGCATTATGGATATTGCTGATTGCTTGTGCGCCTTTACACTATAGACCCTTAAAAAAGCAGAGAGGTTGTAGACCGAAGATACAGCACAGGAAGGTTCGATTATGGTAATTAATCGAAAAAGTGGTCACAACCTCTCTGCTGTAGATTACATCATGTCATCATCTTGCCATTCATTTTCTCCACCGAAGTCTTCTTCAGCAGTAGAGCCGCCTGCAAGCATTTCACCGTCTTCGAGCTTCTGCAAATTCTGAAGACCTGCAGCGATGCCTTTAGACTGAACGTTGAATGCATAGAAGTTAATAGATGCTCTACCGTAGCAGCCGCTGTAAAACTCTTCCTTTTCCATAATAGGATTAAGGTTTTTGTCAACAATGGTCGGCTTGCGCGTAGAATTAGCATTGATGAACATCATGCCCTCAAATGCAGGGTCGTCACTGCGCTCTTCATCACCGTCACGCAGAGGAATCTTAATGGTAGAAGGGATTTTGCCATTCTTGTCAGCAATCTTTGCTTTACCAGCAATCTTTGCTGCCTCGATTGCTTTGTTAACGGCATCGATAGTTTTAGTGTCTGCCTTCGGAATGAGAATGCAAATGTTGTACTTCGGTGTATCACCGTCATTAAGAGCCGTAGGCTCAAACACATTCACGTAGCAAAAACGAACTTTACCAGTTACTACTTTTGTTGAATCCATAATTTTAAATTTTTAATTGTTAAAACTTTGGGTTATTTAAACTCATTAATAGCTTCTTCTAATCCTAAAGCTGGACGCTTATCAGAAATTGGTACAAGCGTAGGTTTACCTTGAGGCTTAATAATCACATCAGAAAGTCGTTCAGCAACTACTTTTTTACCAAATGCTTTTTCAATTTCAGTAATTGTTTTAAGCTTCATGTTATAAACCTGGTCCTCTGAGGCTTCAGGTATCTTAGAGAATATAGCCTCAACAACTTTATCCTCATTAGTCCATTTACGCCTTGAAGCTCCTTCAACCAACTTAAAGCCAGGCCATACTTTGTTATTATTAATGGCTTGGTCTTGTGCGTATTCGTGTACACTGTTAGCCCATTCAACGAGCATAGGAGTTTTTTCAAGAACATCCGCAATTTCATCATCAGATAAAAGAGCAGGCTCTTGAAAATCATACTTTGCAATTTCTACATTTTTTTTGTAGAGAGCTCTACAGCGATTTTTAACTGCACAGAATTTACACCAGTCTCCTGCTTTGAGTTCACCTTCTCCACTGAAAGCAAGTTTAGCCGTGGGCTTAAGTTCCTTTTCAGCCCATTCTAGAAGGTCATTAACAGAAATCTGCCAAGATGAAATGTTATTGATACGAGGCTGTACAATCGTTACACGTACTTCTTCTATATCAAAGAGCACATCATACTTACGCAGAGCTCCAAGGCCATAGAGCATTAACTGTTTGTTCCACTCAGCATAGACAGGCACACCTTTACCATGCTTATAGTCAATAACCTCTATAAGATTACCACCTAAGACTACACAGTCTGCTGTTCCAAAACTCTCAGGCACAAATTCTGTCAAATCAAGCCTCTGTTCGACTTCCATAATTGCTTGAGAATCAATTGTTTTAGCAGCTCTGAATTGTTCAGCACAATAGTCCACGTATGTAGGTACAACGTCAAGCATTTCTTCAGAAAAGAGCTTATTGTTCATAATCTCATCAAACTTGTCTGAAAATGCTTGGTCGTCTACTATTCCCAAGACATCGTGTTTTATATAGAGCTCTCCGAGCTCATGAGCAACTGTGCCTTCTTCTGCATAGACGGAAGAGGTACGCGGTCCTTCAGCATCTTCAAGCTTAGCGCTTGGCGTACAGTTAAGCCAACGGTTTGCTGATGAAGCCGAGAGGAGAGCGTGCTCTCTTTCGCTATGCTTCTGAAGTTTTGTTGATGATGTCATAGCCACGTTACTTCTTTTCTATAAAAGACCGACTACTTACAAGAAGACCTGTTTTTCTATCGTACTCGTGGTACGTACGAACACAGTACTTGCGTTTGAAATCTGCAGCGGCTCGTTGCAATCTTTTCTTTACTGATTTTGTTGCCATATTTGTGTGTTTTTAGTCCAAAGTATTGAGGAAATTAAGCATTTCCGGATACTTTTCAGGGTCCAGTTTTGTTACTGACGGAGCACCGAGCTCTTCAAGTTTTGCTTTAATTTCGGCGCGGTGATTAGCGACTTTAGAAGCAAGTACTTTGCGCACGTCTTCAATAGTAACATCAGCAGGAGCAGCAGTAGCAGGAGCAGTAGCAGGAGCAGTAGCAGGAGCAGGAGCAGCGGGAGCAGGAGCAGGAGCAGCAACGGGAGCAGCAGCTGGAGCAGCCGGAGCAGCAGAAGTAGCTGTGTGGTTAAGCACTACTGATGAAAAGAAATCCTTAACGGCTTGTGACAAAATAAGTTCAACACTCACATGAATCTGAATTGGTTCCATAGTTTAATTGTTTTTAATTAATGAATTAATATGTGATATAAAATCATCAACTGAAATGTGTTTGGGACATATAAGCTCTTGTGCTATAATTTGAGGGCCTTTTGTCACAGTAATAAAAGTGTTATTATAATTTAGTTTTACTTTATATTCTCCGCGCGTCATGATGATGCACCCGTCTTCGCGTCCACTTTTCCATTCGTCAAAAGTAAACAAATCATTAATTAATACGCCCGCAAGTTTAGCAAGTATTTCAAGTTGCAGTGTGTCTAAGAATGCTTCGCCTTTGAGTACTCGGTTCAGTGCAAGTATTTTATAGCGCACATGTGGAAACAGAGCCTCTGCGACTTCATTAACATCAAGCTTGTAGTGCTCAATGACTTTATTGATGTTGAATGTTTGTCCCATTTTATACGTTTTTAATTTTCACACTGCAAAAGTATTATTTTATTTTGACGTAGAAAAATTTTTTTAGTGAAAAATATAAAATTATTTGTTAAAAAGTGTTAATAAACAAAAATAAACAATGTAAACAATTCTTTGTTTACTCTTAAGTCGTTGAAAATCAAAGCTTTTTAGCTAAATAAACAATGTAAACAATAATTTCTTATAATTCGGAGACTAATTTTTAAAAATTTAATAGTAAGTAAAAATTCTAAAAACGTAATTTATAATATAGGAAACTATTGTTTATATTGTTTATTGTTTCCAGCATTATTTGTAAATTTGGATATATTCAAGATTAGTTATTTCAGTATTTGGGTTTTTTGAAACAACATCTATTGATTTTGTTTTATATCCGAATAACCAAACTGGTAATTTTATACCAATAAATTTCTTCTTAACAATGCTTTCAACTATTAAAAGTTCTTCTCTGTTTACTATGTTCAAATTTATTGTATCATTTGCTAAATATCCATAAACTGAGGTCCATTCAGAATCATAATTGATTTGTTTAACAGTATCAATCGGAACAGTTCTATCTTCATATATTATTGAATCTTTGACTGCTGTTTTAACATTTGTTGTAGTAATTGTATTTATTGAAGTCGTAGCAGCAAGTTTATCAGCTTTTAGCTTTTTAATAAGAGCTGCATCTTTTTCTCTATATTTTTTATAATCTGACAATGAAAGCTCGAGTATATTTATTTTGGCAACATTTAGGCTATCAGCAATTTTATATGTTTGCATAGAATCCAATAATACAACTTGATTATTTACCAGTCGTTTATTCTCTTCTCGCAATTTAAAAACTTTGTTTGTTAAGGTTATTATTGCTAAAGCTGCAGCAGCAATTATTAAAAGATAATTTTTCATATTTCAAATGTTAATTTTGGTTAAACTATTCTGAGCGCTCTGGTCGCGCTCAATTATTTTCGCTTTATTACTAATCGCCAGAATGCCCCAGAACGCGACCTGAGCGAACTGGAGCATTCTGGAGCGATTTTTTATAGTGACTCTATATATTTTAATATTCCATTTAAATGAAGCTGCACTATAACCTCTTTACCTTTGTCAGATAGAAGAAAGGCTACATCATCTTTATTATCCTGGAATAGATTCTCAGTAAGAACTGCTGCACATTTCGTATCTCTGCAAATAGCAAGATTCTGTACCCAGTATTTCTCTGGTGGAATAGAACGATTGCCTTTGAGGCCAAGTGCCTCTGCTTGTTCATACAACAATCTTGCAAGCTTTTTGCTTCTTTCACTTGCATTTTTAGCAACTCTTACACTGAATCCTCTTGCTGAGTGCCACTTATCGTCATTAGGTGGAGCTGCATCAAGATGAATGCTTACCAAGCAGCAACACTGAGAGCCGTGTTCTTTGCAGATTTCATTTACTCGCCTAACACGCTCAGAAAGAGGTACATCATTTTCTTCGCGTACAATTCTAACTGCGTTTATGTTAGCTTTTTTGAGCTGTTTTTCGAGCAAAGAAGCAATTTCACGAGCGTATTTATATTCGTAAATTTGCCTGTCTGGAGAACGTTTACCTGGAGTGTTTGCTCCATGGCCATTGTCAATCAATACTATCATAGCTTGAAGTAGTTACGCAGATTAAACATGTGGTCTTTGTCTTTGAGCTTGTCAAGTGCAAGTTTGTAAATAAACTTGAAAAGTGCATCGCGGTCCAAAGTTGCATTGTTTACATTCATCTCAGCTGTGATAGTTTCACCTGAATCAGATGAAATCATGCTCATGGTAACAAAGAGCGCACACTCGTTGTAGTAAGGCTCTTCCTCCTTAGGCAAACCAAGGTTTGTCATCATGCCTTCCCATGCGATGCGATTCCATAAAGGCTTTGGCATCATGTTGGAAACAATCTGTTCAGCCTCTTTAGGTGTTACATAGTTATGCCACATGACTGCTTGCAAAGTGTCCAGATATTCACGAGCCCACTGTGGATAATTATCAATAAAGCGATTCATCATGCTCTTAACTACTTTGCCAAGAACATGCATCTTTTCACGGTCTTCTGAATTGACTATAAAGTCATACAGCTTCAAAAATTCTTCTTTCATAGTTATTTGAGTTTACTTAGTATTTGGTTAAGAAGCTTGTTGGTCTCAGCATTACCATCTTCAAGCTTCTTTATGCGATTTTCTAATTCTTGCTTTTCAGCATAAGCTGTGTCGAGCAAACTTATCAGAGTATCACATTCTTCGACACGCTTTTTATTTCTTGGCACTTCTGTTTCAACAGCTTTGAGATAGTCTTCTGCCTTTTTACGTGTCGCGTGTAATTCTCTGATAATTGGCTCCTTATCAGTAGCAACAAGTGTAATGGCACCAGTCTTCTGAGTTGGGAACATAAAATCAGTAATGCTAACAGCATCTGTGTAGTTCTTACCTTCAAGACAATAAGTTACGTCAACGACGTTTCTCATTGAGTTGAATTGTGACATGTCAGGTACTTGTCCGTTTTGTACCTGCGGAATCTCGATTCTTTGCTGTCCTATAGAAACTATTGAGCCTTCACAATATTGTAGCTCAGTGTCCTTTTTGATAAGAGCATAGACAGGACTTCCTGCCTGTAAATCTTTAAGTAGTGTATTCATTTTTATCCTCCGAATTTATTTTGTAAAAACTCCGAGAAGGGCTGCAGGCAATGCCATACAACCCTCTCGGAGGATATGCAGATTAGCCGTTCTGCGAAGCAGTCTTGGAACCACCGCTGTAGGTGTTGATAAACATCTGCAGCTGCATCTTCAGATTCTGCAGCTCGTTGGCCACGGGCGTAACGGCACCAGAGATAGCAGCCTGAGTGCCCTGACTCTGACGGAGCAGGTCAAGCTCAGTCTGCAGACGGGTCTTCTCAGCAACAACATCCTGATAGCGAGCATTCTCCCAAGCCTGGCGGAATGCAGCTACTTCAGTACGTGTCAGACCATTCTCAACACGCATGGCCGTTGTGAGGTCGTTTGTCTGATTAATGGTTTCGATGCGACCCTGATAGCCCTGCTCCAGAATCTGCTTCTGTGTGGCACAGCAGCAATCCTTCAACTGCTGGATGATATTCAGGTTGCCCAGGTTGATGGCGTTAGTCACACCAGCAAAGCCCATACCAGTAGTATTGCCAAGCTGAGTGATGCCGGCATTAACCGAGTTGATGGCCGCAACGAGAGCGTTGTAGTTGACATTCAGATTCTGGGACAACTGGCTGATAGCAAACGTATTACCCTGAATAGCCTCGCGTGCCCAGGCATTGTTGTTGTTGTCGTTAATCTGAGCCTGCAGGCTGTTGAGCTTGTTCTGGGTCTCTATGTCGAGAACACCATTGACTCCGACACCATGGTTGCCAAAGTTACCATTGCCGAACAAAGCCAGCATAACCAGGTACATCCATGGGTTGTTGTTCATCATCGCCATAGCAGTGGCAGTATCTGTGTTACTGCCGTTACCTATTACAGGCAAAATGTTAATTCCTTCTTGTCCATTCATAGTTTTAAAGTTTTTAGAAGTTAATAAATTGTTGATTATCTCTAAGGTTGGCCAAACCTAAAAGCTATTTATTTTTCTGTATCGTCTCGCAGATAATTTGCTATATCTTTTGCTAATTGCTTTGGGTCATTTTTATGATTGGCTATAGCTTGTGCCAATTCGGTTACTTCCCTTAGTTCTTTTCTTTCCTTTGCATCTGCAGGCTCATATATACTTTTTATTTCTATTGCTGCCACAAAGCAGACTGCTACAAGTGTAAAAGCTGGAAATGTGTAAAGGCTCCAGTTATTAAACCTCCACAGAAATATGAAAGCACAAATCTGTATGCTATCAACTACCATCATGGCGAGTATAGCATTATAGTAACGCGCAATTTTGCTTACTGTGCGTTTCATTTTGTCACTATAAATCTGAATGCCTCGTTTGCGTGACTTACGGATTCCAGACCAGAAGTCGAGAGCCACAAACATAAGAGGCGTAAAGAGCATTCCTACTACAAGGAATAAAAGCCATATCAGCTGTTCAAATAATTGTTCCATATCCAAAATAACTTTTTTGTATTATCTGCCATACAATTTTAGGCAGTTGTTCCTATTAGAATCCAATTCATAAAACTAACGCCACCTTGTGCATCAACGAAGCCGAGTCGCTGCCATATCTTACCATTGGCTGAGGAGCCACGTCCGTAGAAGGTTTGCTCAACAGACCAGTAACCAGCGCCATCTGCTGTAGTAGCACGTCTAACAGAAAGGCTTCCCCACCCTGCAGCAGGAGTATTAGTATCTACGTAACCTGTGAAGCCTGATTGAACAAGCTGATTGGCATCAGTGATACCTGATTGAGGGTCTGAGGGATATGGAGCAATTACACCTACATACCATTTTCTACTTGAACGTTCCACCCATATCCTATAGGACTTACCGGAATAATCAAACCTCAATTCTGAGCCGCTGCCTAAACCATAAACTGTTGCAAGTAGATAAGAATATCCTACCTTGAGAGCAACAAAGTCATAATTTTCTTGATTAACACTCCACTTATCCAGCTCGTTGGCGATGCTATCTGGTAACTGTCCAAGTGA